ACAGATTGTAATCTGGGTTCTGCACATGATTATGAGAGCTGTTATTTCCAAGCAATTCTGACTGAGCTTGGTACAGAAGAGGTAACGGATGAGCATCGTGAGGGTTTATATTGCATGAACCTGAAAGAACTCAAAGAGATTGCAAAAGATTTAAATATTAAAGTGGAGATTATTTCGTGAACATTGTAGATAGAGCTTTTATTTTCGCAATGGCAGCTCACGCTGCTATAGGACAGAAACGTAAATACACAGGGGAGGATTACTTCAATCATCCTGTAGAAGTAAGTGATATCATCTATGGGAAAAGTTATAATGCTGAGATGGTTGCAGCAGCCCTACTACATGATGTTGTAGAGGATACGCATGTACCTATTGAAATGATTGAAGGGGAGTTTGGCAAGTGTGTTGCTAATCTTGTAGCTGGTCTTACAGACATCTCTAAACCAGAAGACGGTAATCGTGCTGTTCGTAAAGAGATTGATCGTAAGCACACAGCTAAACAATCTGCTGCTTGTAAGACAATTAAACTAGCTGACCTAATTAGTAATAGCAAAAGCATCTTGCAATATGACAAGGAGTTTGCTAAAGTGTATCTGAAAGAGAAACAGCTTCTCCTTGAAGTGTTGAAAGAAGGGGATGTTGATTTGTGGAATACAGCTAATGAGATTGTTGTAAAAGGACTAAAGGAGCTTGGGTTATGACATTTGATAAATTTGTAGAAATCCTACGACAACATGAAGAGTTCAGTAACTGGCAGATTGAGCTGCCTACTTTCAAGGGTAATGAACTACGATCAGCAAGAGTTATATTTGAATTTGCACCAGAACCAGAGGAGGTAGTAATTGATGAATAAGATTGAAAACGAACAAGACGAACAGAGTTCTATTAAACTACTAACTCCGGGTGCAGATGATGTATTCTCAAATGTAAACAAAAGTAAACGCTTCAAGAACAAGCACGCTCTTGCAGATTTTCTTAGTATGAGCAATGCTGTAGCTGGGCAGTTTCGTCTACATGAGTTGCCTACAGGGAACTGTTGGGAGTTAGTGTACATCAGTTGCGGAGAATAATTTTGAGCAAGGATGTTATAGAACTTTCACAAGATACGTGGTCTTTAACAAAACCAACATTTGGTGAATATAATCAATTAGAGGTTATTGGATGGTCTGGTAGGAAAAAGAGTGGAGGCAAGTACTATATTCTAAACTGTAGTATATGTGCCCAAGACTCAGAGCTATTTAAAGATGGTAAATTTAGAAGCCTAAAGAGCAATCTTTTAAATGGACAAGTACCTTGCGGTTGCAGTATTCGACCTAACTGGTCTAAAGAGCAATTTGCTATACTCTGCTCACGAAAGGCTAAAGAACTCGGTTACACATTCTTAGGGTTTGAAGGTGAGTGGAAGGGGAATAATACCAGAATCAAAATGCTTTGTGAAAAGCATGGAGTATGGGATAGTGGGGTTATTGCCAGCTTGATTAGTGGATGTGGTTGTTCAGGGTGTTGTGTAGTCGGTAAAACAAAACCAGACGCTGTGATGGTAGCAGAGTTCAACAAGTCTAACGGGTTTCATCCAGATACTAAGTTTTGGAGAAGTGAGAGGAAAACAGTACAAAATAAGAAAGGTTACTGGTTTGTTGATTGTCCTGAGTGCGGAGAAATTGGGGAGGCTAATAGTGGAGACTTACAGCAAGGGAAGCGACCGTGCGCTTGCTCACCAATGCGACAGAAGCAGTGCTATATAAACCTTATTAGTGATAGTTTTGGTGTAGTAGCTCTTAAGTTTGGTGTGGCTAACAATAGTTTTGCTCGTGTTAATAGACAAGACAAAGTTTCATCTTATAAAGTTACAAATCACTGTATTTATGAATTCACCACAAAGGATTCTTGTAAACAGGCCGAGCGAGATTGTAAGAAAGAGCTAGAATGTGGTGTTGTCTTAAAACGTGACATGCCTGATGGTTGGTCAGAAACGACTTGGCCTCTTAACCTAGATAAAATTAAGCAGATTTATAAGAAACACGGAGGTATTGAGGTATGTCATTCGCCCTGAGCTGGAATCCCGATGAGCTACAGGCCGGGGGCTTCCTACTGTTTGATTCGGTAACTTCGTGGAACAGGTCTTACTCTGGAACAGTTAGTGAACACCCAATTGATTCAGGTGGATCGGTTGCTGATCACTTCGTAAGTGCAAATCCAACGTTCACTTTGTCCGCTGTGATAAGTGATGTAGACATAAGTACAACTTCAGCTCTCCTAGCAGATGCAGATGGCAATGAGCCTTCTAACACAAACTTACCACCAAGTGCTGTGGTAGTTGAGTCTACTGACGCCAGCGTGCTGACGAAGTTTATACCAAGTACTGTCGCTCAGTTCTTACCTGACACAACCCCATCGGTTGTTGTGGATGATTTTAAAGGTGATATCTTCGGTACGACGCTAGAAGGTGTACAAGATATACTTGCAAACTTGATAAGTGGTGAAGGTGTTAACCAAATCACAGGTCAATGGGAAGCAATCATTAGGCCAGTTTTTCTATATGAAACTGATGGGTTTCTTACGCTAGTTAAAAAGCTTCCAGCAGATGACACAAAATCCCTGATAATGACAAACCTTAGTTTTCGTGAGGACACTGAAACAGGGTATAGTCTATATGCAGACATGACTTTCCGTTTAGTCCGCTTTGCCAATCTAAAGAAGGTTACTCTTCCTCCTGATCTTGTACAAGCTCCTGTTAAAAAGAAAGTGGCAACTAAGAAGTCTCTTGGTAAGTGTGATAGTACAACTAAAGACACAGCTACTTCTGGGGATGCAAGTAAGTCAACTGCTGTAGATGATGCTCAGAGCGATGCTATTAGGGGTACTGGTGTACCGTTCATTCCCGGTGTAACTCCAGTCCCATAAGGAAAACTCAATGGCTAATATTTACGTAGACCTTCTACTTGACGACACAGCCCCTATCTATGAATACTCTGTATCCTTAGAAGGTAACTCTTACATTATTGAAATCGTTTATAACGAACGCTCTCAACTGTATTTTATGTCACTCTATGATGCTGATAGAAACCCTATTGTTTTAGGTGCTGGCTTAGTTCCGGGTTATCCAATTATGTATGACTATGCTCTACCAAACCTTACAGGATTCTTCTTGTTGATTCAGAAAGGAACTCTCCAGTCTGAGCCATATAAGACATTCCCAGACAAACTGAATCAATATTATTCGTTTGTCTATACTTACACAGAGGATTAACATGCAGCCACAAATCAACAGAGTGTATGAACTGATCGTTGGTAATGCAGTCTCTGGTGAAGGGCTTCAGATTAATGATCTTCAATGTACATTCGACATCAGTAAAAGTAGTAGCAATAAAGATAAAACTAACTCTGCCTCCATAGAAATCTATAATCTATCCAATGAAAGCTTAAAGCTCCTAGATGTTGATTACCCTGCTGCTGTATTTAGTGCAGGGTACAGAGATATTGGTATTAAACGTCTATTTGCTGGACAAGTAACCAACGTCACTACACGTAAAAGTGGAGCTGATAGAGTTACACAGATTCTTATGGGCGGCAGCTATGTTGAATTGAACCATCAAGTTCTTTCTTCTTTAGTACCTCCCGGTAGAGATGGCGAGGATGCAATCAAAGAGTTGCAGAAATCCCTTGGTGTTTCTAAGTCTGTATTCAACAGTGTGAACCTTAAGAGTCCTTTGTTGTACGGGTATCAATTACAAGGTACTCCTAAAGATATGCTTAGTGAGATTTGTGAGAGATATGGATGCTCTTGGCAGATTGATGATGATGTTCTATATGTGCATGATAACACTCGTGGTAACTCAGAGAAATTTGAGGATGCCTACGTCATTAGTAAGTACACTGGCTTGATTGAGAATGCCTATAGAACATCTGGTGACATCCGCAGAAGTAAAAAGGATAAAGCTAAGATTCAATCTGTTCAATGGAAGATGCTTCTGAATCCTGATATTGTTCCGGGTGATATTGTTAAACTAGAAGATACCCTAATCTCTGGCTACTACAAAGTCACAGATATGAGATTCACTGGAGACTGGCGTGGCCAAGCGTGGCATACGGAAATTAGAGCAACAGCAATTGAGAAGGTGGTAACTAAATGAGGATTTCACATGAGTGACCGTTCCGGCTCCCTTCAGGAAGTATTAGTTGCTGCTTTCCAGAATCAAGCCAACCAAATTAACACAGCGATTCCTTGCATTGTAGTAGCTGTTAGAGACTCTTTGAACGGAGCAATGGTAGACATCCAACCAACAGTGAATCAACGATTTAAGGATGGTACAACCAAGGAAAGGCCAGTTGTGTTGGGTATCCCCGTTAGCTTCCCAGTGAGTTCTACAGCAGGTCTTACGTTCCCTATTAAAGTGGGTAGTACAGGCATTGCTGTATTCAGTATGCGTAACTTGGATGCTTGGAAGAACAGCTCTGGTAGACCAACCACTCCATTGAACTACGCTAAGTTTGATAAAGGGGATGCTATGTTCATCCCCGGTATTCAGCCTCCGGGTGAGAGTATCAACAGCCCAAGTAAGCGTACATGGTCACACTCTACAGAAGATGTTGTTTTAGTTAATAACATTGGAACTGGTAATGAGTGTGAAGTGAGGCTAAAGGCTTCTGGCGATATGGTTATAAACACTAATCAGAATGTGGAAGTTAACTGTAAGAATGCCAATGTAACAGCTCTTGAAGATATCACCCTTGCTTGTGTAAATCTAGATGTTACAGCTACTACAGCTACATTTGATATTGGTACAACCACTTGGCTTGGGGTCACTAATCAGACTGGTAATTATACAATGTCTGGTGTTGCAACCTTTAACGGAATTGCATTTAATACGCACGACCATAATCCAGGCCCAGGCCCATCAAACCCATAGGAAGGAATCATGGATTTACTTTTAGACCTAGACCCAATTAGCTCCTCCTATGGCGATCTTACTTGGAAGAATGGACCTCTCACACCAGACTATACAACTCAGAGTAGAGTTGATGTGGTAGCTCAAAGACTTCGTATTCGACTTCTGACTTTTCGTGAAGAATGGTTCCTCGATACAAGTTACGGTGTACCTTACTTCCAGTCCATCCTCGGACACAAGATTAAAAAGTCTGCTGTTGACCTTATCTTTCAAAGAGAAATCTTAGCAGAAAATGGCGTCAAGGAACTGACATTCTTTGAGTCTACTTTTGAGAACAGAAAATACACTCTATCTTTTAGAGTGAAAGTTACAACAGGTGATGAGACTGAAACTATCACCCTCACACCAAATTAAGGAGAGCC